ATCCATAGGATGTAGTCGATACCCAGTCAGACCCAAAGCTTAAAGATGTTTCGCCGCCAATTGGGTCGCGCTGTCGTAATTGCGCACCTTCTGCCGTTCTCACAACTACCCTATACGTGCCTGTGCCGAAAACATTAGGAACCGTCCCATCACCGTTAATTTCTAGTGGATTAGCATTCTCTATCGTTTCCGCACTATCTGCGTATGTGGTCTTTCGTACCGTGCTGCCACCAGATTCATAGAAGTCTAGCAAGCCAGATGCTAATGGATCACCATTATCATCTAATATCTGCTCTAGTGCGTTTATTAATCGTGCCATTTTATTTACCTTTGATACTGTGTTAATATTTCAACATGCAAATATTATTTATAATTATACTGATCGCTATAAACCCTTATCTCGGCGCTGGTGTTGTTGCTGCAATTGCTTTATGCCATCTTATCGGATGGATTCGCGGTTAATTAGATATCCTAATTAAGGCATCAATAGCTTTATCGTCAGTAACACCGCTCAATTTCTTGGCAGCCCCGCCGATAACATCCATTACTAAATTTTCGCTAGTTTTACCCATTACCTCTGCGCCAGCCTCTGCTATACTTTTTTCGAACCCTGTAGCCGCTTGTGTTTTAAAACGTCTATCTAGCGCATTAGCGACATGAGTTTGCGTTAATATATCATCTTTATATTTAATTCCGTTTCTACTTAAAACATCCTGAATCTCATCTAAACTGTCCAGCATTTTTGCTCTTGACTGAGTGTTACTTGTTAGCCTTCTAGCTGATACGCCTAATGCTTCTTTTGAGCTAAGATCAACCTTTCCGGCTGAATCTTGAAAGTTATTCATTGCATTTATACTTTCGCTATATTTTTTGTTTGCCTTGCTATACGCGGGAAATTTATCACTAATCGAATCGTTTAGACCTTTTCTAAGGCTTTTTATAGTTCTATCTATTTGTCCACTAAATCCACTATCAGACTTACCAAAAGATACCTTTTGATCAATCAGGCGTTTCATAAAATGCGCGTCAGTTGCATTAATAGAGTCTTTCTTTAACCTATTCGCTAAATTTTTTACAAGGTCGCGAGCTTGCCCCGCGCCAGCACCCTCAAGAGCTGAACCTTTAAAGTTTACTGCTCCTGTCCTAGTGTCGTAACCGACTCTTAAGTCATCAAGGCCGCTTTTAAATGCACCCTTTGCACTGCTAACATCAACAATATTGCCTTTTAGCTCATTTCTAGCTACATCATCAACCAACTTACCGGCTTTACTGTTTAGCTTTTTAAGGTCACCAAGTCTGTTAGTTAGTGATTTTCCGACAACATCGCCCACTCTCACCTTGTCAGCAAAAACAGGGTCGACCTTCCCTTTTTTTATTACCCTAAGCATTTCACTAAAAACGGCCTTATCTGCTTTAGAAGATGACTTTATAACAGCTACAAGCTCTGGGCTCCCTGACTGTTTGACAGCCTCTTTTAAAGCTCCGCTTTGCTTTCCTGTTTCTGGTATAAACTTCGCAAAGTTTGGATTTCTTGGGTTTGCTTTTAATTCCGCAACAATTCCACGCTGTGCTTTTGTAAGCTTGCCGGAGTTCTTAAATATTTTGGATGCCGGTATTAACGCCATCAGAGCGGTAGGCAGTGTGGCCGCTGTTGCTGCCGCCGCAGGGCTTCCAGTAATATCAAGAGCTGTATCACCTAAAAAGTCCTCAGTAGCTGCGAGAGCTTCCCCTACTGGCTGCAACGCTCCACCTACCGCCTCAAGTCCAGCCTGACCTGTTTGGGTTCTAGGTTTAAATGTTAATGCGTCGCGTGTTGCCTCTACAGCCCTAGAGCCTGCGCCCTGTTCAGCGAAAGGATTTAGTGCTTGCCCTATGCCTGCTACCCCAGCAATCGGCTCAGCAACAACCGAGCTTGCCACTGTGGCCAACGGCTCTAAAACTGCCTCCACTCCTCCGCCCGTTAACTCTTCGATAGATTGAAGTTCATCAACTAAAGGCTGTATTTTAGACATATCACCAGTGGGCTGAACCACTGCAAGCTCTTTAATTAATTGATCACGACGATTAAGGGGGTTAATACCTTGGTTTAGTTGTTGCTCTATAGACTGCTCTTTGGTTTCTGGCTGATCTATAGCGGGAGCATCAAACTGTGATCGGTTATCTTGCACAAATTGCAATACTTCCGCCTCTGTAGTCCCGTCTGGAACTTCAAATTTAGCAATGCGGCCATCTTCTAGCTGTATTTTTGCAATAGGCATTATTCAAACCCCAGAAACTTTATGCCGCCAGTGTTTTTAATTGGCGATTGCGGCGCTGCTTCTTGCTGCTGACCGCCTGATAGTTTTGATCTAACAAAGGCATCTAAAAGCTCAATCTTTTTCTTGGCAACCTCTTTATTATCTCTTCTTGTGGGCATTAACTCGGTTATCTGCCTTTGATCACCTTCTGTAAATGTTCCCTCTCCTGCCTCTCTAACAACATTTTTAAGAACAGGCGATAATATCGCTATAGCTGCCTCCAAAACTCTATCGTCATTAGCAATAGCAGGTAGTAGCCCAATGATTGCCCCAGTATTAGCATCTTCAAAACTTTCTGTTAATCCCGACATTGCTGACTCGTAAACATTTAACGCTTTTCGATCACTTTTTTCTGTTTTAAGTGCGTTAGCTGCATTTTTTGCGTTCTGTTTTGCAAATTCAATTGCCGCATCTATTTGCGGCTTCATAGCGCCTTGTACGCCTAGCTTAGCCCTTTCTGAAGCTCCAGCAGAAGCGCCTTTAATGGTCGCCTGAGAATCTGCCACAAGTTTCGTTTTATTTGGGTCGCCTGCTATTCTTTCTTGTGCGGATGTTTGCGCTTTTGCAACAATCCCCGCATCTCTAAGAACAATCTGTTGCAGCGCCTCTTCTTTTGTAAAAGGCTTATTTGTATCGGGGTTTATTGCGCCTATCAACGCATTAGCCTTGAACTCTGCATCTTGTATTGAAGACGTCTTTTTAGCCTGATCCAAAACACCCACAAATCCCTGCAAGGTTTGCCTAGCGGTTTCAATATCGCCACTTTCTAACAACGCAATAAATTCATCAGTTTGAGTGGTATCACCACCGCGCTGCTTAATAGAATCTCTACGCTGATATGCGAAAGACTTAGCACCTTGCACATCACCACTATTTAATTGATTCAAACCGATTTTAGCGTCACGGATATAATCATTTATATCTTTTGCACTTTTAGCTCGAATAGTCTCGCCAAGATTTAAGGCAATTTCAGGATCTAAACCAGCAAGCTCATCTAGTGCGCCTTGACTGCCTTTTAAAGCTTCGCCGGATAACTCTCTTACCTTGCCTTGTCGTGCAATTTCTTGGCCTTCACGGAAGCTACCGACAAGATCCGGTGTTTTCTGGCTTAAAATTGCTTGTGCTAATACTGACGATACCATTATAAGCCTCCGAAAAATTGACCAGCCAAGCCAACTAGCTGCTGATTTCTTTGAGCGCTTTGATTTGCCCTTGAAATACCTTGCAAGCCTGAAATCTCAGCCGCGTTCTGTATACCTTGAATTTGTGGGGCAGCTGCACCCAATCGGATGTTAGCCATTTGCGTGCCTAGACCTTGCTGAATGTTGGCTTCGTTTACTGCGCCGCCTTCGATAATAGACGACATATCGCCGCGAACACTACGAGACAATGCTGCCAAAGGCTCTAATTGAGCTAATCGCTGCTGGATAATATTAGCTTGTTGCGCACCGGCTAATTGTTGACCCGCTTGAATAGTTGCACCACCACCTAGCTCACCTCTAGCCGCCGCTCCTCTAGTTAGTTGCTGCTGCTGTCTGCGCTGTAACTCTTGGTCGAATTGCGATACCGGAATATTACCTATGGCCTGCTCTTGCGCCTCTTGCCCATTAAGCCCCAGAATAGCTTGCTGCTCGTTAAAGCCGCGTAAGTCGTCTATCTGCTGCAATGGCGCTAAACCTGCCTGTGTGGCTTGCTGTGATAACCCTAATTGCTCATTAGACCCCTGCGTTAGTGTACTTAGGGCTTGAGGCGTTCTGGCTGCAATAAGCTCATCGACAGAAGCGAATTGACCCTCAGGAGTTCCTCTAACAGCATTTTTTATGGCTGTGTTAACAGATCCCGTAGGTAAAAGTGCTGACCCCACGCTTGCCGTAGGCTGGGCACTTGCTGCAGGCTGGGAAACCCCGTTCAATGGAAGCCACCCCAAATCTCTAGCCGAATTAATACTGATAGCCATTAAAAATTCCTCGGATCAAATGGATCTTGTGAAGAGGTAAAGCCAAACTCATCAGTTGATGGTTGCCGCAATAATCCAACTCTAGGCGCGAATAATTGACCCGCTAAACCTGCCACTGATTCTGCTGTTTGTGTGTTAGCTCTTTGGCCTGCCACTTCTGACAATAGCCGCGCCTCGTTACCGCTTGCTTGTAATTGAGCTAGTTGAGGTGCTGCACCAACTAAAACGCCAGCCCTTTGTGATGCTGTAGTGCCGGTTAAGTCTGCAAGCCTTTGTAATCCTGCTCGCTTAATCTGAGCCTGATCCGATGTGGCTGCCAAGCCTTGTTGACCTGCTGCCAACATTGAATTTCTAAAGTCTGGACTTGCAGCACTAACCGATAAATCGCCCTGCCTATCTACCTCTTGGCTAACAACTGGCGATAAATCAAACATTTCTGGACGCGTGCGGATAAAATCAGTTGAGGCCTTGCGGATAGAGTCGGCAATAGCGCCGCTAACAGGTAAATTACCTATTATTTCATCTTGTGCGCGTTCTAATGCTTGCAAGTCAGCAAAAGGATCTAATTGTGCCGATGCTTCACTAGCACCACGGCTAGACGTTTCCGCAGCTAAAGCACTTTGACGCAAAATATCAGCCTCGCCAGCTTTGCCAGCCTTATCTAAAAGATTGGCAGATTGTAGAGCGGCTTGCCGCTGACCCTCCGCAGCCCTTTGATTCGCTTTTTTTGCGTCACGCTGGCCTTTTATAGTTAACCCAGCTCCAACCACTGCCGTTGTTACTACTGCCATCTTACAATACCTTTGTGTATAAACTTTCGTTTACATTATAACCCATAGAATCATAAATAGTTTTTATAGATTTGGGCATGGATGATTCCATATAAGCCATGCTCCAATATTTCACGCCTTGTTTTTTAGCGCTCTTTTCAATTTCTCGCAGAAGCTTTAAGCCGCCACCAGTATTTCTAAAATCTTCATTAACCCACCAAGCCAGCTCAGTACCAGAAACTACGTCAAAATTAGCTAATAAGGGGCCTTTAATACCGCAGACAAAACCCTCTACCGCTCCATCAATCTCTAGCACCAAGCAAAGCCCATCATCTATACATTTTTCAGTCATGGCCTGTACAGCATCTTCCTGTAAAGGCTCGTCGTAAATAGTGTGCTTCCAGAACTCTCTGCTCATTTCAATAATGGCTGGAATGTCTTTTGCTTCGCAATCTCTAATCATAAAACATCGTCAGCACTAGCCGCCCGTTTTTTTCATTATCACCAAAACCGCCAACCGGCTCCGCTCGGTGCATCAAATCAGCGTCAAAAATAAACGCTCTATTTGGAATCATTGCGGCTATATTTGTTATCTGCCACGCTTCCGAATTATTGGTATCGTCTTGCCATACTTTTAGCTGCTTATCGTTAATTGGGGTGCTGCACAAGCCTGTTTTTTTATGTAACACAAGTGACGTGCCACCTTCGCAATCTTCAAGCCTGTTAAGGTACAGCATTAAACTATAAGAACCCATCACCGCATCCGTATGGGCTTGGTGAGGCGCATCTATACCGCTAGTACTAAGCCTAAGAAACATGGCTTTAACCTTAATATTTCGACCGATTGAATCTATAATCTTTGATACAATCTCGGCCTCTATACTTTTGGGAATATCTAAACTAACACCAGGATAAAAAACCCCGTCTGCTGGATTTACAACTCCATCATAACTGACATTATCGCAATGACTGCGAAACGAATCGAAATCACTAAGAAAATTATCTATTATGATCTCGCTACCCATCCGGCATTACCTTCACCTGTGTTTTTTAAGTAAATCCCAGTGCCTGCACTATCAGTATCAACATACCAACGGCCTACAGTGGCAATAACTACACCCTCTGGGCTTCCAGAGCCAACGAGAGGCGGTTTAATCGCTTCCGTGACCTGATCCATCCATGTAGCAAATTGAACGCTAGGAAAGCCATCTAAGATGATCTTATCGCTTATTGTCGGGGCTTGTATGAACTCAACCAATGTCTGCCTCTACCTTAATTAACGTAGCCTTTGTGGGGCTTGACACCTCGAATTGTAACACTCTTTGACGTGCAAACCTACCGCACCTATTCCATGTTGGGCGATGCTCGTATTCACCCATTTTGCCCATTGAGCGAGATATAAACCCATCGAATGTTCTAGCGCCATCATCAGACCAAGAAAATGTTATTTTTGGATCTGAGCCACCTGTCGCACAAATAGGTATGCCGGAAGGGCTAACCCCTGTTTGCACTTTTATATCATTCGCCAATCCCACGCCAGACTCGATAACGGCCTCAATAGATGCCACATTTACGGCATTACCGGAGTTATCAAAGGGGCGCGATGTTATAAGTCTTGGTGTTAAAACGCCATATTCTAGCGACTCATCCTCTCTTAATTCGCCAATGTTACCCGTCTGAGTGTCGCCAACGATAGTTATGCCGTATGCAGTAACGATATGAGAAACCCTGTAAGCTGACAACCTACTTCCATCAATAGACTGCCTTTCGTGCCATCGGTCATTGGTTAAATCATAAACATAGCATGTGTTTGGTGTTGATATGCCCATCATGTAAGCGCCAGACTCAGCATATACCCACGAAAATAAACGCCCCTCTAGATCTTCAATTGAAAGCTTAGATAGCTCGTTATCTATTGCAATAGTAGACAGTTTTCGTTTTTGACCACCAGAAATCAACCAAACTGCCGGAGACTCATCGACACCTCCACCAACAAAAGCCAAGCCTCCACCATATTTAACTATAGACTGCGGCGAAAATACGCCGATATCAATAGTGGCGTTTGTTACTGGCGCAAAAGGCGAAGGCGCACGTCCTACATTTCTAAAAGGCTGCGTTGTTTCTGAGCCAAAAATATAAAGCTGGCCATTAAGGACGCCTTGCCCTCGTATTTGATCTGGGTCAGATTCAGCAACGTTAAAATCTAATGGGTCATATCCAGTTAGCCCATTATTTAATGGTGAGTTAAAAAACTTCTTGCCATCTGCTTTGTGAAACGAAAAATAACCATCTATATAAACAACACTAGAAGCTGGGCCATCGAAATTCCCATCCGTTATCTCTGTCAATGTATCTGGTGAAGCTGTGAAAATATAGCTTTTGCCCGCCGTTAAAGTGTCGGGAATAGCAACAATGCATAACTGCGTACCGTTGTCTGCCATATAAACACGACTTGAGCCATCAATAGTACCAAGTGATACGGTAGAGTAAACGCTAACACCAGCAACTACCGCCCTCTCAAGCCTTATAAGCGTATTGGAAATAACAAAATAAGGTATTCCAGCAAGTACATGCGCCCCTCGACACTCATCAAGAACGCCACCCGTAACAAGGGCGGAAATACCCTCGGTGCTGAATAAATTAGCATCCGTGATAGTGGCGGATTGAGGAACAGAAGGTCGCCAGTTAACCGCTCTTTGGGCGCTTAAAGGCAATGCGTCAGAAGTATAGAATCCAGCTGCTATTGGTAGCGTAGTACGCATTATCTAGCCTCGATTATAAAATAATCTGTTAGCTTCGCCGTTACATTACGCGCTGCTGTAGTGTTAGCAACCTGTAATTTTAGGTAATCATTCTCATCTAAAATAGTATTGTTATTTAAACTAAAAAAAGCAGCATCAGTTGATCCAGTGAAATTATTAATCTCTCTTGATTGTGTCATAACGTCAACAAATCCTGACGCTGAATTATCCCACTTAACTACTTTCACCTCTATCACATCGGCTGCCGTACCTTCAATAACTACATCACCAAAGAAATCATATTCCCTAGGGTCTACCCCTAGATGCCTAAGCTGACCGCTAGAAGGAGAATCGAAGTGCTGTAAGTCGGATGCGGTAAACGTTCCAGCAAGATCAAGAAACGCACCTATAGCCACACCGCTTAATGCAGTAGCTGCCGCCGTTGTTATATCCACTCTACCACCTTCAAAAGTGTTATGAATACCTTGATTACCTGTCCAATCAGAAGCTATATCAGCATTTGTAATTCCAGTGTTGATTGTTGTGTCATCAGCATTTGACACGCCATTTCTCTTTATTAGACAACCTTTTAAAACAAAGCTAGATGAGTTAGTAAAGTTAGCAGTAGTAAAATCAGTAAAAGCCGCTAAAGTGCCTAAATCCGCATTAATATCAGACAAAAATCTATCGCTAAAAGTAAGAGCTGTTCCCGCTTTAAACAAAGGTGTAGCCACAGCATTATCTAATGATCTAACGATTGATGTGGTGACGCGAAAGCCAGACCACGCACCCGATAAAATAAGCGAAGGATTGCCGCCAAATCTACCTGTGCCATTTTCTAGGCCTTGCCTATAATTATCAATCTCTCCAAGCGATACGCAATCATTATAGTTCACTCTTGTCATTTCGATTGATTCAAAGCCTGTCGCACCAACAAGACTATACATGCTAGACCCTGCGCCAGTAACACTCAAACCAACATCTACACCATTTACCGATCCAGTGCCGGTAAACATTACATGGCCAGCAGTAGCTGACGTTAATTGAGAGATATTGAAGTCGTGACCTCTAATACTAAGACCGCCAGCAGGAACGGTTATCGTACCTAATCCGGTCATATTAATAATACCGTCGATAATGTATTGCCTGGTTGAATCTAGCGATCCCGTTAATTGTGATCCCGTAGTAACGATTACAACCTTACTGGCAACAGCTGCGTCTAAAGTAATTGTGCTTGTTGCGCCGGTAACGGTCATTCCTGTGCCAGCAACAATACTACGCCATACAGGCGACGACTCTGCGATATCATCAACCAAGGTCACGCCCGTCTCATCAAAACTAGAGCTAGTGGATAAGGTAAGGCCGTTATAAGGGTTAATAACCGAAGATATGCCAAAGCCAGCCGTTATATTGCGGATTGCGTTAACTGATCCCTGCTTATCAAGGATAGGCGTACCGCTTGGATCACCCTCTTGAACAATAGAGCCAGCCACGTTAAGCGCAGCATAAAAATCAGTGTCTTTAATGCGTAAGTTTTGCCCATTAACAACAAAATCCAAGTATGAACCACTAGGAATAGTAGTAGATCCTGTAAATGCGCTTTTCTTTGTGCCTTTTACCGTATTATTGGTCATTTTCTGTGCCTATATAAGTGCTTTTGCCTTCCGCATTAGAGTAGAAAGGATCTGTATATCGCCCATCATCATTCCCTGAGCCGATCGGCATAGTTGACGGGAATTTTGCAGGCTGAATAACTGTAATTGCTTGCGCCAGCATTGTATCTAGTGAGCGCTTGGCTGAGAGTTTTATTAATGGATTCACTGGAGTGGTCGAATATTGCGGCCATAATGTAAGAGCAAGGTTTTTTACCATACCTAATATTACCCCACCGCTAACCGTTAGATCATCGTCTATGCTAGATAGGGATGTATAACCAAGGTTTGTGAATTCTGGCTTAGACATCATGCGATTAAGATACCGCAATCCGTCACTAAGCTCTACGTCCTGAATAGTGGACTTAGACTGCGTGACCTCCGCAAATGCTCTTGTAATAACTTCTTTAGCTTTCATCGGCGTTTTCCGGTGCTATATAGCCGTTATTTTCTGTCAGAATTTGATTAGGTAATTCACTGTAGAACGTATCGCCAAATATACCGTAATTGCCCGAACCCATTGGAAGCGTCGAAGGATAGGCCGCATTAGCAATAGTAGGTAGTGATATTTGTAGTAGTGTATTAATTCCGTCTTTTGCTTGCTCGAATAAATCCGAACTGGTCAAAGTTTCTTTAAATACGGGTGATATTTCAATAGCAAGGTTTTTGACTATAGGCTCTAAAGCGCCATCTGGCACAGTCATTTCATCACCCAAGCTATCAATAATCGTGTAGCCGACATTAATACCATTTACTGCGAAATCTTGCATCATGGCGTTAAGGTAAAAGATACCCACTTGCGCCTCGTAAGCGCCTACGGCAGCCTCTGAAGGTATAGCAACTATTTCTTTTAGTGCATCAAGTATTACGTCGCTTGCTTTCTCGGTCATGCTTTATAACCTTATCTTGTTTTTTGGGGTTTCCTAACTTCTGGAAACCTTGAGAGATAGCAAACTTTGCCATTTCTGGGGTGTCTTTTAATTCAATAATAGAGCCGCTTTTACGCTTGTATTTTATCATATTAGCCTCGAAAAAAGGGGGCTTTTACACCCCCTTGTTGATTATGCTCGACCGAATGCTTTACCAGCAAAGAACGGATTAAGCACAGAGTATGCAGGACGGAAGTCAATACGCATCTTCTGCTCGTTCTCAAGGAAGCCAACACCCTTAGATACGCGGAACTGCAAGCCATCAGTTGTGGTTGCAAGTGTATCGGTAGAGTGAAGTTTCTTAATTGGTACAGAACCAATTGCAAACGCTTCTTTGTGCCAGAACAAGTTAGGCTGGATCAACGTATCAGCCGCACCGCCTAATGTAATCGCATCGCCAGAAACAGCAGCTTGCGACACAGTATTGTATTGGCCGTTAGCTTCATAGATAGCGGGTCCAGTTACAACCAGCGTACCCTCACCAGAAGCGCCAAGAGTTACCGTTTCGGTGACTGTACCAGACCACAATACCGCAGCACCAGCTTGATCGACGATCTGCTCACGAGTAGAAAGGTTAAGCATATTAACCGCACCACTTGCCGCCGTGATGGTGACAGTCTCGCCAGCCGCAACAA